CTGGCGCACTACAGGAGTGGTTCGGTGGTTCAAGTGTACCATTTAAGGGTAGATATAACGGTAGTGTTATATTATTGTATTGTTGATATGGATTCGTATTGATACGGATTCGTATTTTATCAAAAAATCTGTACCCGATCAGTACGTTTGTACTATTCACAAGCCTCCGGCAATACAGTTGTACTACTTTGCTTGATTGGCTTGACACTGGTTGACAGACCCTGTATTGTTGGATCAGTTCAATCAATGAATCAATGAACAGCCAACCCAAGGGCGAAGCCAGCTCCAATGGCCGGAATGTGCCCATTTATTGCCTGTGGGTGTGTCCTGCCGATGGTGGCTGGGAGGCGATCCATACGGGCCCCTATGGCGATTGCTATGCCGCAGCACTGGCCGTAGATCAGGAAGGGGAGCTCACAATTCAACCAGAGCATTTCAATCCCAACGCCTGAATAAGCACGGGCAGCCGTCTAAAAAGCTACCCACACAAACACACACACACACACACAACCACAATGATCGAACCTAAATTGTTTGTCTGGGGTGTCCGGGAATGGGACACTAAGCAAGACCGGTATCAGGTCCTGTCCTATGTCAAGGAAACAAAGGCTGAGGCCTACGCCACTTGCGCTAAGCTTCATCCAACAATTGACATAGAGTCAGTCTATCTTATTTGCGACTACTGATCACAAACCACCATCAAACCACGCAACCAAACCAATGGCAAACCGGGTTAAGCACCGCGCAAACACGCGCAACATCTCTGGCATTCTCAGTCTCGCAACTGAGGCGGATATCTTTAAGGGTAAAGAATGGTACGCCAGAGCCCATAGGTTCGGTGTTCAATTGATCGCAGCCTATGACATAACAATGGGTCAGGCTGTCGGTGTGATCGCAGCACTATCACCGAACAATAAATGGGAACGTAACTGCGCTGACGCTGATAGGTTAATCGAAGCGTATCTCAGCGGCCATGATCTAAGCCTCACTAAGGTTTGCACCTATAACGGCAACAAGGAAAAGGCTATCAGGATTCTAGAATTGGACACAGAATCACTAGACAGTGAGGCTATTGTGTCAATACTGAATGGTAGAAAGATCACCGCTTTTTATCGGTCAATCATGGGCGATCCTAACGCAGTCTGTGTTGATGGCCACGCATACTCTGTCTTTATTGGGCAGCGCATCCCAACAACTAAGACACCGTCAATTAGTGCGTCCCTTTATGAAACAATTCAACGGGCCTATTGCTTAGTGGCTGATAGGTCGTTTGAAATATGCGGCCACAAGCTAACACCGACTCAGGTTCAGGCTGTTACCTGGGTTACATATCGGAGACTACTAAAAGATGTATGAACTAGATTCTATCACTGATAAATTGTTCTACTATTTGTGGGAGGTCCCCGACAATGAGACAGACAACAATGACCCCGATGATGAGCCCCTCTGGCTGCCATGGGAGGATTAATGCTGAGACTTTAGCTAGTGAATGGATGGCTGCTCCTAACACCGTCCCAACATTGGCAGAGCGTACGGCATTCAGACTGTGGCTCATTGATCAGTTCACTAAGATGAGAGCAGAGCGTATCGAACCCTTATTCGTGACGCGAGAGGTCAGCATTGATGAGGCTATGTCATCACTCAGCAAGGTAACTTTGCCGGGTGAGACACGATGGCTGCCAATCAGTAGGCTTAACAATGAGCCAAACCCTGATCTTATGTCAACACAACAGAACCTTATGTTCAGGGCTGTTCATGACTGGATCCACCATAAAATAGGGGCAGATGCTACCTTTGAGGGTGAACTATCAGTAACCCTTGAACATATCAAGTCTGCGCCAGAATCTATTCATTGGATTCTATGGTCTGAGGTAGCCTGTCAAGCAGCAGTAACTATCAGCACCGGTAGTTTCCCACAGCAGAAACTAGCTAAGCTATTGTGAATGGTTAATCCTATCCATCATCACCGGCGATACAGACCGGGGTTCCTTAATCGGGCCCCGGCTTTTTTTATTTGTCCAATGAGTAGTACACCCGTACCATTATTCACAAGCCTCGTCGCTGAGACTCTGCCACATCAATTAGTTTTACTGATGGGATTTGGTGTTGACAGCTCAGACCATCCGATCTATCTTAGGTTTAAGAAAGGCAAGGGACGCACCAACGCCCAAGCCTTTCCACCACAGATGAACATCTCACCTGCTACTGTCTATCCAGATGTTGACGCAGCCGCTTATGTGTGGCCATCGCAGAATCATGTCGATGAGGATGCTGACTCATGGCTTAAGCGTATGATGATGGATTATTGTAACAAGACTCTTGACTGCCTCAACGATGACTCGCTCACCGCTTCCTACAAAGTCGGCTACTCCAAAGCCTATATCAAAGGACTCAAGAGACTTATCGCCATCAGTCATCCGACCAAAAATTAGAAACAGAGCCGATCGCCCTTACTATCTTCCATTTGTTTATAACAAGTGATGGTCCCATCAACCGCAACAACCTATCAGATCTACCTTGGTAGGAATGTACCCACACCACAGCTTGGTCATGAAGAAACAAGACGAGTCACCGACAAGCTCTTCAACAAGTTTGTCAAGCAGAACATTGTTCCCCGATTCAAATCATTTTCGATTAGTCAAGGTGTTGGTTATTGGAATGGTGATCCTGAGGATGTTAGTATCGTGACGGTTACGAGTGAGCAGTACTTTGATGCTATTGATGTTCACAAAATAGCCAAGGAGTACTGCGAACAGTTCGATCAAGAGGCAGTCTTTATCAACTCACTGTCCAGCTTTCCTAGCCTTGTTCTTCATGATTAACAACATGCCCGCAACAAAGGAGAGACCCGATAGAAACAATCACCCACCCGAGATTGGTCGCATCATTGAAAAGATCAAGAGACGGGGCAGCGATAGCCTCACACCGACTGAAAGAATGATGGTGGTAGAGATCTTCCGAGCAGCAGCAATGACTGGTCAGAAGCACTTGATTGCCATCAAGGAGGACATTCAACGAGCACACCTTTCTTATTGTTGGAGGTTGACAAAGTGACACATCCCATCACCCCACCGCCGGAGCTGGTGCGCCACTGGTCGCGGTTTCAAGGCGACACAGACCCCGAAGCGCTGTGGTTCCGCATCGCCAACGAGGCCGCCCAATGGGGCGCCGACCAGGAGCTGGAAACGTGCTGTGAGTGGCTTAATCGAGAAGGCTGGTCCGGTGAATCTCGGCAACTCCGCGCCGCCCGCCGCCCCGAGCCGCCAAGCTTGAAGGAGCAGGCGCTTGCCGAGCTTGAAAAAGTGGACATGCTTTGGGACACGACAGAGTTCAGTCAAGAAACCTTGAACTCACTTGACACCATCCGCCGCGCCCTGGAGCAACTCGATGACTGACGATTTCCCCACCAATTTCGTGAAACTAGAGCCCGCCCACTGCATTAAGTTATGTTCTCCGCCAACGGAAGAAGTCATCCGCCTCGACAAAGAAGGCTTCCACTACCGGGGTCAGTTCATTGCTGACGCTGGTGAAGCCCACCGCTTGATGGTGGAGTTTCTAAGGCAGAACACCCACCAGCCCGAAGAAATTGCGTCAGAGGAAAACGAGCGCCGCTTGAAAGCTTGCCTTGAACAGATCCGCAATCTTACCCATGCAGATCTTGTGAAACTGATGGGCGAAGAATGGATTGCAGACTACCGCCGCCAGTTCTCCTAGCCATTCCCACTAAACAACCATGACACATCAACAGCTTTCTCCAGAGGCACAAAGAGTTTTTATTACCGCAGATTTATTTGGCGAAGGTGGTAAATCTTTTAATGCTGAATTTGCTGCTCACATTCTTAACGCCGCTTCTGAGTTGCTTTACCGCGATTGGCACGGCTTTGAGTGCAGGGACCACTTGCGCAAACTAGCTGAGGAGCTAAACAACTACGCCAATCCACAGTAGTCACCTTCCCTAAAAACAGCCAATGACCCTCCGAGCATGGTCCTACCACTATCCAGACGGAACAAAGGGTTGTGTCCTTGCTCACAATAAGGCACACGCAATCCTTTCGATAACGGAGTTAAATCCACAACAGAATATTCTGACTGTGAACATCTTCCTCGAACCCGAATGGACTTCCAATCCGCTCTGCGACTCACAAGCCGCCAACACCTCCCCAACCCGGAGGAGTTAGCCGATCACCTCAAGGATGTCTTGACGTGGAGGCAGCTGCGGCAGCTGGCAAAGCGAAACAACATCCATCAATACAGCTATCTGAATAAGAAGGGGCTGGCTATTATGCTGGCCTATCAAGCGTTCAATAGAGCATCACGACACCCGCAAATAAATGGCCTACTCAGTCCCCAATCAACAGCTGTATGAAGAAACAATTCACAGCTTGATGCACCTGGCTTTGGATCAACTGATTGACATTGGTGCTAAACTCAATCTGCACTCCGACATTCTTTCTACCCATGACGTAGACGATGATGGCAACATGGAAGAGCTGCCGGATGTTCATCCGGAACGACTTCTTCACGCCCAACTTGGTATTGAAGGAGCTGAGGAGGAGATCAACACAACACAGGAGCTGATCAAGAACCTTTCCCACATCCTGATTACCAGACGGATGAGGCAACTGATCTTGGAGACACACAACCACAACTGATACATGGCTACCCCACAACAACTCGATCGTCAGTTTCATCGAGAACTGGAGGCACGCAGGGAAGCCATCAAGCGGCTTCGGGAACGCACACGAGTGGCTGAAGAGCGGTCCTATGCCAGCTCCACGGTCTATGGCTCTGCGTTCATCAACAGCGGCCTCCAAAAGATCACAGAGAGCATCGAGGCAAAGCTCAGCCACATCACCCGTGGTTGGGCCTCCGACAAGGCAGCAGCAGCCATGGTGATCAAGGACTGCGATCCGTGTGTCCTTGCTCTGATCACGGCAAAGGCTGTGCTTGATGTGCTTGGCAATCGCAAGGTAGACAAACCAACCTACGCTGCGGTTACTTATCGCATTGGAACCTTGGTCTATGACCAGATTCTTCTGGATGACTTCCACGCCAAGCACAAGGACCTCTTCGAGCAGGCAAAGAAGCACCTCCACCACAACAAGGGCTATTCGTATCGGGTCCAACGCTATCGGGCCGTGATGCGCAAGCACAGCATCCAGGCTCCACGCTGGCCAACGGCCGTCAAGGTGCTTGTTGGTGGATGGCTGCTTGATCGACTCTGTGAGGCCACCGGCTGGCTCGGCATCAGCTGCCAGCGCACGTCCGCCCAGAAGACCCAGAACATCCTGGTGTATCAGCCAGAGTTCCTCAAGGCCAAGGAGGCGCTCATGGAGCAGGCTGAGGCCTTCGCGGCATGTATGTGGCCCATGCTGTGTGAGCCAAACGACTGGGCCGGGGACAACAACGCCAGCTCTGGTGGGTACCTCACCAACGAGCTGAGACGCCTCACGACCCTGGTCCGAGGGACCCATTTCAAGAAAAGGCACTTGCTTCTATACGGAAGCAGGGCACTAGCCATGCTGAACCGTCTCCAGAAGGTCCCTTACCGGATCAACAGCCGCGTCCTTGACGTAGCCAACTTCTGTATGGAACGCCGCATCACTGTGGGTAAGTTCCGAGCTGAGGAGCCATCGCCTCCACCGCCAAAGCCAGACCCCTGGGAATCAGCCTCCGAAGAGGAGAAGCTGTACTATCGACGGACTCGAACAGAGATCGAAGATAGGAACGCAGGACTGGCGCAGAAGAACTACAGAACCACAGAGGCAGTCTTTGTGGCGAACAAGTACAAGGACGATGTCTTCTGGATTCCCTGGTCATTCGACTTTCGGGGCCGTTGCTATCCAATTCCCACAAGCCTCAGCCCCCAGGGAACTGACTTCGACAAGAGCCTCATCTACTTCAACGAGGAGGGTCCTGTTAATGAGTGGTGGTTAGCCTTTCAGGTTGCTACTACCTATGGACTGGACAAAGCAACGATGGAGGATCGAATCCAATGGACTCGGTCTAACCATGAGTTGATCAGCAGGATTGCTGAGGATCCAGAGGGAACAATTCCTGAGTGGTCAAAGTTTGAGGAGCCCTGGTGCTTCTTGGCTGCTGCCATTGAGTATCATCAATGTGTCATCACAAAGGAAAAGAAAACCTCTGGTCTTCCTGTGTCCGTTGATGCCACCTGCTCTGGTCTTCAACATCTATCGGCTCTTGCGCTTGATAAGACTGCTGCTCAGATGGTCAACGTGGTTCCCACTGATAAGCCATCTGACGGGTACGCCATCGTTGCTGAGAAGGCCAAGGATGTGCTTCCAAAGCATCTCCACCACCTGATGAACCGCAAGGTGACCAAACGCACCGTCATGACCACACCCTATGGGGTCACTGAGGGCAGCGCACGGGACTACATCAGGCAGGAACTCAAGGGGGTGGAGCTGGAGAAGGGAGAGCTACAGGCAATCGTCAAGGCCGTCTATCGGTACGCAGTGAGGCAGGTCTTTGCTGGTCCGTGTGCGTCCATGACGTTCATTCAACGGGTTGCTGGACAGAAGATCAAGGAGGGCAATGCCACCATTGAGTGGACCACCCCTTCTGGATTTCACGTCATCCAGGAATATCGAAAGATTGAACTCAAGCCTGTTCAAACAAAGCTTCTTGGTCAACGGATGCAGACCTGGCTCAACAAGGAATGGGAAGACAGACAGGTGGATCTTAATCGATCCAAGACTGCTGCCAGCCCGAACCTGATTCATAGCTTGGATGCTGCTCTACTTCATCTGGTCTTTGCTGAGTGGACCAAGCCATTCACCGTCATTCATGATTGTGTGCTTGGCAGGTCCTGCGACATGGACGAGATGGCCTTTGCAATACGGGACAAGTTCGTTGAGATCTATTCCCAGCCGATCCTTAAACAGTGGTCGGAATCTCTTGGGGTAGAGTTTGATGAGTCCGTGATGCAAAACACGTTGGACATCAATGATGTTCAATCCTCTGCTTACTTCTTTTGTTAAACATGACCACGCCCGCACCGGCTCAAGAGATCATTGATCTGGCAATCGACCTGACTGGATTCAATCCACATGTCGTTTCTTTTCTCTACGATGAGTTCGAAGAGAACAAGTCTTGCCCTGGTCAAACCTTCTTTGAGTATCTTGGCGAGTTTCTTGGTGATGCCGCCTTTGTGATTGCTGCATCGAAAGGCTTCAGTGTTGACGGCTGTCTGGCTGCCTATGAGGTTGGCTACGACATCGTCAACGAAGGCTTTGCCACCGAGGATCTGGAGGAAATCATCGACAGCATTGAGCTTGCTGGTCTTCCTTCAACGGAAGATGAAGACTGATCATCCACATCCATCAACAAACCACCGCTACCTACTTATGTCCGAAGGACGTTTCATCATCACCACCACCCTGGAAGGCTACATCAACGCCCTCAAGCCCTCGGGTAAGTTCAACAACTGCTCGATCAGCTTCCGCATCCCCCAGGACCAGCTCGCAACGTTTGACGCAGCCTATGACAAGGCCATTGCCGTAGCCAAGAACAGGATGGCAGGCAAGCGCCACACCGAAGAGCTTCCTAAGTGGGACGACGAGGGGTTGGTGAAGTACTCCTATGGTGGAGATTCTTCTTCCCCCATGTTCCCCTGGGTGGATACAGATGGCGTGCCCATTGATCTTGACACTCAGATCTGGAAAGGTACTGTTGTCAAACTGATCATTGATCTTCGTCCCTATGTTTATGCCACCAAGGTTGGCTGTTCCCTCAAGGTACGAGGGGCTCAAATTCTCAAGTTGGTTAGCTCTGGAGGTTCTGACAGCGGCGGGCTGGATGAAACTGAAGTGGCAGCTCTCTTTGGCAAAGCGGATGGATTCAAGGCTGATAGCCCTTCTTTTGAACCCTCCGAAGACCCCGGTCCCGGCCCTGCTAACTACGAAGACGACGATCTTCCGTTCTGATGAGAAAGTACCGGAGCCGACTTGAAGAAAAGCTGGCCCGGTGGTTTGAACTCAACGGACAACCGTTTGAGTACGAGACACTGCGTCTTAACTACACCGTTTCAGCTGTATACACACCAGACTTTATCTTGCCCAATGGGGTCATCCTGGAAGCCAAGGGCTACTTCAAGCCTGAGGATCGAAGGAAGATGCTTGCCGTCAAAAAGCAGCACCCAGAGCGAGACATCCGTCTGGTGTTTCAAGCACCTTACAATACGCTCACGAAGGACAGCAAGACCACCTACGCTATGTGGGCGGAGAAGCATGGCTTTCTGTGGGCACCCTCTCATGACATTCCCCTCGAATGGTTCGACAGCATGACTCCGAATCAGAGTTCGTGAGGCATGAGCCCTGTCCAGTCTGTGGGAGTAGCGATGCAAATGGTATCTACACTGATGGCCATTCGTATTGCTTCTCCTGCGGTCACTGGGACGCTGGCTCTGACTCCGACATCACCCCTGTTCACAAGCCGCATCGTCGTATCATGGAACTAACCGGGGACGTTGTTCCCCTTCGGACCAGAAACATCCTTGAAGAAACCTGTCGCAAATTCAATGTTCGCCTTGATCGGGATTCGAAGGTTATTCAGTTTCCCTACTACTCACAATCTGGACAACTCATCGCGTATAAAGCTCGTGATGTTGAGAAGGATTTTCGGTGGGTAGGAAAGAACGAAGACCACACGCTCTTTGGACAACAATTATGGGGTCAAGGCAAGTCCATCGTTATCACGGAGGGCGAGTTTGACTGCCTGAGCGTGTTTCAGGTACGCAACAGCTGGCCTGTGGTTTCCGTTCCCAATGGAGCCCAAGGCGCCAAGCGTGCCCTCCAGCATCAGCTGAAGTGGCTTCTGGGGTTTGAGGAGATCATCCTCCTCTTTGACAATGACGACGCTGGAATCCAAGCAGCACAAGACTGTGCGAGTCTCTTTCCACACGATCGGCTCTTCATTGCCAGAACCAGCCCCTACAAGGATGCCAACGAGGCGTTGATTGCCAAGGACAACGACGCAATCAGACAGGCGCTGTGGAACAAGAAACCCTACTCACCAAAGACCGTCATTGATGGGCGTGAACTTTTCGATCTGGCCACTCGTCCCCTTCATGGTCGAGACGCTGACTGGCCTTTCTCTGCTCTCAACTCCATCACCGGAGGACTTCGCAGAGGCGAGCTGGTTACCGTTACCGCCGGATCGGGTGTTGGTAAATCCACATTTTGTGGAGAAGTAGCTCAGAAGTTGGTTGACCAGGACCAAAGTGTGGGCTATATTGCCCTTGAGGAGAGTCTGCAACGGACTGCTCTTCGCTTGATGTCCGTCAAGGCCAACCGACCACTTCACCTCAACAATGAACTTCCAACAGATGATCTCAAGGCGGCATTCGAAGCCTCGCTCGGTACCGGTAGGGTTTATCTGCGAGATGGTTTTGGTTCTGTGGACCCTGATGCAATTCTTTCCGACTGTCGATTCATGGCACTCGCCAAGGAGGTTGGGTGGATCATCCTCGATCACCTCTCAATCTTGATGAGTGGCAATGAGTCGCATGATGAAAGAAAGCTGATTGACCTGACAATGACCAAGCTCCGTTCCTTTGTGGAGGAGACTGGCATTGGCATGATTCTGATCAGCCACCTCAAGCGACCACAGAACGACAAGGGCCACGAGGACGGGGCACAGGTTAGCCTCGGTCACCTTCGTGGATCACATAGCATCGTGCAACTTTCTGACATGGTCATTGCTCTTGAGCGAAACCTATCAGCAGGCGATAGTACTTCCAACATTCGTGTGCTGAAGAATCGATTCAATGGCAAGACCGGTCCAGCTGGAGCCGTCAGCTTTGATGGTAACACTGGTAGAATGGTTGAATCCGATGTTGTTGAACTGACCAAGTCCAAATCCAACGTTCCCGATGACTACACTGACTTCTAATGATCTTTGTCCCTGCGGCTCTGAATCCTTTTTCTACTCTGAGGAATATCCGCAAGGCTACTTCTGTACCGAGTGCGGAAGGCCAGATGCTCACACCCAAACAGCCCTTGATGCCGAACAGCCAGGACAGTGGTCATGAACAGGGATTACGCAACCAAAGTTACTATTACCGTTGATGAAAGGAACAATTTGGATGAGTATCCGGATTGTCAATTTTCAATCACTTTTGATGCCGCCGACTTCAATGTAACCCAATGGTTCAGGGCCTTTGAAAAGGTTCTTAAACAGGTAGGCTTCATTGACCGGTGTATCATGGAAGGAGCTGCTGCCCTTGCCTTTCACGAGTTCCGTGATAACAAGGACATGCAAGCAATCTACAACAAATTTGAACTTGATGAATTTGCACCACCGCAAGAGAATCCAGTAGATGAGACTCCTTTTTGACATTGAAACCAATGGGCTACCACGGCAGGGTTTAGATCAGATTCACTGTATTGTTGCCAAGGATCTGGACAGTGGACAGGTCTTCCGGTACAACGACACTGGATCGGCAGAATCCATAACTGCCGGGGTCACTATCCTAGAATGCGCGGACGAACTTGTCGGCCATAACATTGTGGGGTTCGATATTCCGGTGATTCAAAGTCTCTATCCATTCTTTGAACCGACTGGAGTTATTCGAGATACCCTGATCATGAGCCGGATGTTCTTTCCAGACATCCTTTCCAGAGACTTCCGCAAGAAGCCGATCGGAATGCCAAGCAAGTTGTTTGGCAGACATTCCCTGGAGGCGTGGGGCTACCGTCTTGGTGACTACAAAGGCCAGTTTGCAAAGACAACCGACTGGTCAGATTGGTCAAAGGAGATGGAAGACTACTGCGAACAGGATGTCCACGTTTGCATGACTTTGTTTCAGCTGTTCTCGGATAAGCTGAACAAGTTCAACGATTCCATTCAACTTGAGCATGATGTTGCCGCGATCATGGCCAAACAGGAGTCCTCTGGATGGCCCTTTGATGTAAAGAAGGCACAGCAACTTGAGTCCGTTCTCAGAACAGAAATGGACCAGCTGGCCGATCAGATGCGTGCCACCTTCCCTTATGTGGATGGCGGGCAGATGACTCCTAAGCGTCCCAACTCAACACGGGGGTACATCAAAGACGCACCATTTACAAAGCTGAAGGAGTTCAACCCAACCAGCAGAGATCACATCGGCTGGGCCTTCATGACCTGGAGGGGTTGGAAGCCTGAGGTATTTACCGACACCGGACGACCCAAAATCGATGAAGGCATTCTACAATCCATCGGAACAATGGAGGCCGATACATTTGGACGGATCTTGGAACTTCAAAAAGCTCTGGGTCAACTCAGTGACGGAGCCAATGCGTGGCTTAAGATGGTTACCAAGGATGGTCGCATACACCATACCTGCCAACTGGCCACGAACACAGGACGGAATGCCCACAGTCGTCCTAACCTTGGCCAAACTTCCTCTGATCCTCGTTGCCGCGAGCTGTTTGGCCCTGGCAAAGGTATGCGTCAGGTTGGTGCTGATGCTTCTGGACTTGAGCTGCGTATGCTTGGCCACTACCTTGCTTTTTATGACGGGGGTGCCTTCGCAGATGTTGTTGTTAATGGAGACATTCATCAACAGAATGCTGATCGGGTTGGTTGCTCCAGAAAGGACGTCAAGACGCTGACCTATGCCTTTATCTACGGAGCATCTGATCGGAAGATCGGGGTATCCTTAGACAAGTCTCTTGATGAAAAGAAGGCTGCTCTGCTTGGTAAGGACATACGCAAGAAGTTCCTTGAGGCCATTCCTGGTCTTGATCAGCTTCTCAAGGCCGTCAGCAACCGAGCAGAGTCCGATGTTCTCAGGGGGTTAGATGGTCGTCCCATCCGCCTTCAAGGAAAGAAACACGCAGCCCTCAACTACCTACTTCAATCAGCGGGGGCCATCGTTTGTAAGCGGTGGAATGCCATTGCTTACCAACAAATGGTACATCAACTTGGCTACAAATGGGACATTGACTTCCAATGGCTCGGATGGATCCACGATGAAATACAGCTCGCTGTTCAACCACACCTAGTTAATGATGCCAAGTTCCAACTCGAATGGTCGATCGTCCAGGCGGGGGAATACTACAACCTCAGAGTTCCCCTCGCGTCAGAAGCAAAAGAAGGAGCTTCGTGGGCAGAATGTCACTGATACCCACCTTCGGGTTGATGCTGACTTCTTTGCCTACCGAGCCTGTCAATCAGCAGAGATAGAGTTGGACTGGGGCGATGACCTCATCACCATTGCCAGCAACTTCCAGATCGTGCTGGAGATCTTTGAGGGTGAGCTAAAGAATCTCAGAAAAAGATTCGACAGCGACCACATCACCCTCTACTTTTCTGACACCAAGAACTTCCGTAAGACCATCTCTGCGGACTACAAGGGTAAAAGAACCAAGCGCAAACCAGTTGGCTACAAACGCCTGCTGGAGTGGTGTGCTAAGCATTACAAAACTGTTCGTTACCCTAATCTGGAAGCCGACGATGCTCTTGGCCTGGAGTGTCACCTTGATCCTTCTGACTTTGTTTTGGTCAGTCCGGACAAAGACATGAAGCAAATTTCCTGCCGTCTCTTTAACGGCGAGGATGAGGTCAACGTGACCCCAGAAGAGGCCGATCACTGGTTCTGGACCCAATGCTTAACAGGCGACCCCGTTGATGGCTACAAGGGCGTTCCGGGCGTTGGCTCCGTAGGGGCTAAGAAGATCCTTGACAAGGCCACCGATCCGTGGGAAGCTATCGTAGCTGCCTACGAAAAGGCAGGCCTTGCCGAGGAGGACGCCCTACTCAACGCTCGCTTGGCACGGATCCTTCGTCCGGGCGAATACAATTCAACCACGAAGGAACCCATCCTATGGACCCCACCCGCCTCACAATAGGGCTAGAGATAAGTCTGGCCCTCGTTGTTCTCTACTTATTGGATCGAAACCTTTTCCATTATGTGGACCTACTCCTACAAACTCTCCGCACCAGAGTCGCTTTACAAATCCATAAGCGAGTTCTTGGAGTCCGACTGTGGCTCGACCGACAAGCCCTCAACCGTAGGGGACCCGTGGGCCGAATCTGGAACGCCTACAGCCTCTGGAAAATCCGAACCAACCCAGCCTACAAAGAATTCTTCGAAGGACGTGAGTAAGTATTCACCCTCCCACTATCAGCGTGGCAAGATTCAAGTCTGGGACTTCATCAGTGACCAGAACCTTGACTTCCTTACTGGCAACGTTGTCAAGTATGTGTGTCGAGCTGGGCTCAAGGATTATGAGTCCGAGTTGGATGATCTGCTGAAGGCCAAGGCCTACATCGAAAAGAAGATCGCTCAAGTCTCTGAGGGTCGCAATCGATGATCAGTCCGTCGCTGCTCCAGCAGGCCATCACCTTCCGCGAGGCGATGGATCAGCCGCTCAACACACCAGATGAGAATGTCCACGAACTTCAATTTGGACTCATCATCGAAGAGTACAACGAGCTTCGGGTTGAGTATGAAGATGAGTTAAGTGGCTCAAAGGTTGATCAATTAAAGGAGCTGGCAGACCTCGTGTTCGTCTGCTACCAATACGCAGCTGCTCGTGGCTGGGACCTGGACACCGCAATGCGACGGGTGTTCGAATCAAACATGAGCAAACTGGTCGATGGGAAGCCCCTACGTCGAGCAGATGGTAAAGTGATGAAGGGGCCTAACTATCAACCACCTATTCTTGACGACCTAGTATGACCAGCTATGCTGACCTGGGAGACCTCCCCAACACTATCGCCCGGACCGGTCGCGTTCAATCGTGGATCGACAATCCGGAATCACGCCTTCCCGTCAGTTGTACCGTGTTCGTCGTTGAGGACAGCATGGAAGGACCGGAGGGTATTGAAGCCTCCTGGCGCTTCGTTTCTCATGCCCTCCGTAATGGTGCTGGCGTTGCTGTACACCTCTCTAAACTCCGTCCACAGGGCGATGATAACGGTCGCGGTCTTACTGCGTCTGGCCCTGTTTCTTTTGCTCGCATCTACTCTGCTCTTAATGAAACCCTCAGGCGCGGTGGAGTCTACAAAAACGGAGCTGTTGTTTGTCATCTTGACTATACTCATCCCGATGCTATTGATTTCATCCGTGCCAGTCGTTCAGATCTTGCGTGGGTGAAGCGATGCCTCAACGTGGACAATGGGTTCCTTGGTGCTGATCCAGAACTGATTGCCGCAACCATTGATGGCATCAAGAAGGGAGACATCTGGCTCAATAAAATCCGTTACGACACGAACGGAAATCGTATTTATGGAAATGTCTGCCTTGAGGTTTATCTTCCTAGCCGTGGCACTTGTCTTCTTCAGCACGTCAATCTCGGTGCTTGTACGGTCGATGACCTAGTGCCAGCATTTGTGGAAGGAATGAGTTCATTGATTTCTCTTCACGGCCAAACGGGCGTTGGAGAGACAGGGGAATACCTTGCCCCTGAAGTAGACCGGCAAGTTGGCCTTGGTATCTTGGGGCTCGCAAACTTCTTGGCCTATTATAAGGTAACCTACAAAGAGTTTGGTAAAGCCCTAGATGCTTACTTCACACGTCGTCTCACCGGCAATAAAGCCGAAGTCCTTGTTAGTGAGCTGGCCAATGCTATTGATACAGCGGCCCAGCTTGCTCGCCAAGCTAAAATGGATCGGGCGTTTGCTATTGCCCCTACCGCTTCTTGTAGTTACAGCAATATCGATCTTCGGGGGTATACTACCACTCCAGAGCTGGCTCCTCCTATTAGCCGTCACATTGATCGTGACTCGGGAACGTTTGGGGTTCAGTCGTATGATTACCCGCCGGATTGTGAGATTGCTGCGGAAGTAGGCTGGGACGATTACAAACGTGTGGCGGATGGCATTGTTCGCCTCTTTCATAATACCCGCCTGTTTCATGGATACTCGTTTAACAGTTGGAGTGATGTCGTTACCTACGACGAACTGTTCATTGATAATTGGCTGACCTCGCCACAGACTTCCCTTTATTACGCCCTTCAGGTGATGCCTGATACCCAAGCCAAGGATGATGCCCTGGCTGCCCTGGATGATGACTACAAGGAACTCTTCTCCTTTGAGGAGGATGTGGATCCTGATTGTGGTTGTCCTAAAGTTAAACCAATTGATGAGCCCTGTATCCCCTGCGGAGAATGAATACCCTGTCCCCCTATGCCCAAGTCATTGCCCGTAAACGTAAGTGGACCCCAGTAGCTGTTCAAGCTGGTAAGCTGGTTGAGGGTTCCGAGGATGCGATTCGTCGTGCCCTTGGCCTTCGCCACCTGGAGCTACCGGTCCGCGAGTTCCTCCAGCAAGGTCTGGAAAAGGAACTGCCAGCGACTGCCGGTGTTGTGGAGGCCCTCAAGAGTAATCAACTGGATGAAGAGCGCCACGACCAAGCCCTCAACTATGTGGTGGCTGCTCACGGTACCGACAACAAGGCCGAAGCCGAAGCCAAACATATCCTTAAGGCTTGGCTTGATGCTCCAGAACACCCTATACTAAAGGCAGCGATCCTTGAACGCAGTGTCTTCTTCGTCATCCTTCCCTTCTTCCGATTCAACGGAGACATCGGCATCCGCACCACAGCAGCCGACATCAGCAGAGACGAGCAGACCCACGTCGCCGTCCACTCGATGGTCTGTTCCGAGCTTGGCCTCAAGTCCACACCAAGCCTCAATCGACTACGCAGAGCGACTGTGGGATGGGTAGTGGATGGCCTGTCCTCGTCTGAGAACAAGTATCTAGACAAGGACTTCTGGCTGAAGCAATCCGATTCCCTCTACGAACGCGGTAAGGCTCCTGGCCTGTCCGATACCCAGCGTGCTCGGATGCCTGCGTTCTTTGAGGCTGCCAACACTGACCTGCCTCAATATGGCTAATGACTACCTTGAAACCGAAGAACTCCCTCTATCCAGAGTGATAGGGGGAAAGGTAGATCTGGTTAAGCTTATTGAAGAACTCGATAAGATGTATCCAGATGCCTATCCGGAATACACTATTTCCGAACGGCAAATGGCCTTCCAAGCGGGGGCTGTTGCTGTGATTCGTTACCTCAAAGGAAAGATTTAATCATGTGCTTTGGTGCTCCTTCCCCGCCGCCGCCTCCGGCTCCACCGCCGATGCCGGAACCCCCTGCGGCTCCACCCCCGCCTCCGACCCCTGTGACTGGCCCTGCTGCCGGTGGTTCAGGTGGTCAAGTGACTCCTACCGTTGTCCGTCCTGCGGTCAGCCAGCGAGCTTCTAGCCAGCGTGCTGCTCGTCGTGGTCCTGGTAGTCTTCGCATTCCTACCGCTTCTTCGGCTTCGGCTGGAGCAGCAGCCAGCTCCGCTCCTAGTGGTGCTTCTGGCAGCAGCATTAACCTCAACATTGGTAAGTGATCATGGAATCTTCGTCTGCCGCTTCTCGGTACTCAAAACTTGCAAGCGACCGGACGATCTTCCTCGATACCGCCAGGGACTGTGCAGCTCTCAGTCTTCCGTATTTGCTGACACCTACTGGTGTGGTGAATGGACAGAAGCTGCCTACCCCCTGGCAATCTATCGGTGCCAAAGGCGTTAACGTCATGGCCTCGAAGCTTATGCTTAGCCTGTTCCCTGTGACGGCTACGTTCTTTAAGCTTCAGATCAACGACGGAAAGCTGGCCTCGGATCCGAATCTAGATGCTACGATCAAATCAGAGATCGACTTGAGCCTCTCCAAAATGGAGCGGGTTGTCATGCAACACATTGCTGAATCACAGGATCGAGTGATCCTCCACCAGGCAATGAAGCATCTGATTGTAACCGGGAATGTCCTGGTATACATGGGTTCGAAGGGTGTGAAGCTGTATCCTCTTGACCGCTTTGTGGTCGTCCGTGATGGAGAGGGTCAGCCCACAGAGATCGTTACGGTTGAATCAATCGACCGACAGTTCCTTCCAGAACAGTTTCAACTAGCAAAGACCACCGTCAATCATACCGGGGACAACACTGTTACCCCTGATGTGGATGTGACTGTGGGTGATGGCGAAGCCGCAGTTTATACTTGGGCTAAGCTTGTCGATGGTCAATGGCGCTGGAGACAAGAGGTTGATGGAGAGGTCGTTCCTGGTTCAGAAGGAAAGGCTCCAAAGACCACTACTCCTTGGCTGCCACTTCGCTTCAATGTTGTTGATGGTGAAGACTATGGGCGTGGACGCATTGAAGAATACCTTGGAGACCTTAAGTCCCTTGAGGGGCTCATGCAAGCAATGGTGGAAGGTTCCGCTGCTGCTGCTAAGGTGGTCTTTCTGGTATCTCCTTCTGCTACCGTTAAGCCTTCTACTCTGGCAAAGGCCGGGAACGGGGCGATCATCCAAGGACGGGCCGACGACGTAACAGCCGTACAGGTCCAGAAACAGGCTGATTTCTCTACCGCCTACCAGATGATCACACAGCTGGTTCAACGGCTGTCTGAGGCCTTCCTGGTGCTGAGTGTGCGTCAATCTGAACGTACCACCGCCGAAGAGATTCGTGCTACCCAGCAGGAACTCAACGAGCAGCTCGGTGGTATCTACGGTAACCTCACCTCCGAACTTCTCCGACCCTACCTTCAACGAAAACTGTTCGTCCTTCAGCGATCTGGCGATCTGCCTAAGCTGCCAAAGGGCGTTGTGTTCCCCACAGTTATCGCTGGCCTAGAAGGCGTTGGCCGTGGACAGGATCGGGAATCTCTCATGATGTTCCTAACCACCATCAGCCAGTCTATGGGTCCAGAGATGCTGATGAACTTTATCAATCCTGAGGAAGCAATCAAACGATTGGCTGCTGCCCAAGGCATTGATACCCTTAAGCTGGTTAAGACAGCCGAAGAGCGTAACGTTGAGAAATCGCAAATGATGGCTCAAAGCGCACAGGCTTCGCTGATTAACCAAGCAGGTAACTTGGCCAAGGCTCCTATGTTGGATCCATCCAAGAACCCTCAAGCACTTGAATCCTTAAGTAATGTCGCCTCAAACTTCTCCCAACTCGGCCAAGGCCAAACCCCAGGAGCCCCTCCAGCAGGAGCCCCGCAGTGAGGAAGCGGTAACCCTGAATCCTCGTCGTAAGTCTGCTGGCACCCCTCTGGTGCGTTCGGACACGGCATCGCCTCACGCAAGTGGTTCTGGCGACAGGGTTACCTATCCTGGTCTTGGTAAAGTCACCATTGTTCTTCACTAATTATTTAACTCATGCCTGAAATCACCTTTGACCCCACCGATCCAGCAGATACGGAGGCTAGGGAAGCAGAAGAAGCGAGACTTCTTGAGCTTGGCAGTAGACTACAAGACGAGGAAGAAGAGATCCGCAATGAGACCTATGACAAAGCTCGTAGGGATTCAGAAGCAGAACTTAACTATGCTGGTAAATTCAAATCAGCAGAGGACCTTGAAAAGGCATACCTAGAACTTCAAAAGAAGCTAGGTCAGAAGGATACAGATGAGGCTTCCTCGGATGAAGAAACCGAAAGTGATGAGTCCCCTTCTGAAGAAGCAGAAGCTCCTGAAGAGTTGAGTCCTGAAAAGGAAACACTACTCAAGGCTTCGGAAGAGTACTATGCTAACAACAACCAGCTCAAACCTGAGACCATTCAAAAGCTGAAGGAGCTTCCCTCCGAAAAGCTTATTGAAGCGTATCTGGAACTCCAAAAGAACACACAGCCTGTTGCGCCGAAGCCCCTCTCGGATGCGGATGCTCAGGATATTGTACGTTCTGTTGGTGGTGAAGATTCGTATCAACAGACCCTGGCTTGGGCTGCTGAGAACCTGAAGCCTGAAGAGGTGGCTGCCTATGATAACGTTGTCAACAGCGGTAACAAGGACGCTATCTTCTTTGCGGTTCAGGCGCTTAACCAGCGGTACAAAGATGCTGTTGGCTTTGAAGGTCAGACCATTTCTGGTAAGGCCGTCAAACAAACCGTCAAAGGTTTCCGTTCACAAGCCGAACTTGCTCGCGCCATTTCTGACCCTCGCTATCGGAATGATCCTGCGTATCGCCTTGACATCGAGGCGAAGCTGGCTGCTTCCGGCGATCTGATCTGATTGGCTGCCCGCGTCCGTGGCATTAAAACGGCGATTGTACACCGGATTGGATTCCCCGGTGGATGGTGAGCCGTCCCGCTGCCCTTCGGCGCGGACAACTAAATAAAACACCCCTCATGCCTATCCATTGGAAGCACAAACAGAGGGGTCGCTGGCGTCCATGATCTAAAAGGTAAGATCTCACTGACTGGTGAGTATGTGGGTTCGAATCCCACTGGCGTCTTTGAGGATGGGACAACCTCTCTAAAAACCCAGTTCGAACTGGAGTATTGGCCTGCTGCGGCAGACACCCAATACAACGGACGTGTTAACAAAAAACCAAATACTTAACAAACCCAAGCGCTTGGAAAGCTGATAAACCTTCTCTTTCCTTAAAACAATGACTGCAACTGTTACCCAGCTCGGCCAAATTAACAAGGCCGGTGACAAGAAAGCCCTTTATCTGAAGCTCTTTACGGGCGAAGTGTACGAAGCTTTCCGCAACTCCACCATCGCTAAGGGCCTGGTGATGAACCGCACCCTGCGTGGCGGTAAGGAAGCTCAATTCATTCATACCGGTCGTATTCAGGCTGGCTACCACACCCCTGGTAATGCTATCCTTGGTTCCGGCAACCCTCCGGCTGCTGAGACCACCATCGCAATGGATGACCTGCTGGTCGCCTCGGCGTTCGTTGATAACCTCGACGAGACCCTGGCCCAGTATGACATCCGTGGCCCCATCGCCCGTCAGATCGGCCAGGCTCTGGCTGAGTTCTATGACCGTCGTATCTTCCGCGTTCTGGACCGTGCTTCGGGCCTGACCGCTGCTGTGACCGGCGAACCCGGTGGCTTCCAGATCAACCTGGGTGCCTCCAAGGAGTATGATGCTCAAGCCCTCGTGGACGGTTTCTTTGAAGCCGCTGCCCGCCTGGACGAGATCGCTGCTCCTAAGGATGGTCGTGTGGCCGTGCTGAGCCCCCGCCAGTACTACGCCCTGATCAGCCAGGTCGATACCAACATCCTGAACCGCGACTACGGCAATGCCAGCGGCAGCCTGACCAGCGGCGAAGGTCTCTATGAGATCGCTGGTATCAAGATCTACAAGTCGAACAACATTCCCTTCCTGGGCAAGTATGGTTCGGCTGCTGGCACCAACATCGACGCGGCTGCCGTGACCGGTGAGAATAACAACTACGGTGTTGCTGCTAACTTCACCAACAGCTGTGGCCTGATCTTCCATCGTGACGCCGCTGGCGTTGTCGAGGCGATTGGTCCTAGCGTTCAGACCACTGGTGCTGACACCAAGGTCATCTACCAGGGCGACGTGATTGTGGGCCGTCTGGCTTACGGTGCTGGCCCTGTGCGTGTGTCCTGTGCCGGTGCTTTCCGCAACGTCTGATAACTCCTAATTTGGAGATTATTAGGAATAGATTAGGAGGGGTTAGCCTGTTAAAGGTTAGCCCCTTTTTCTTTAACAAGTCCTGCCTGTATTAAAGGATTGAAATGACAACAAGACTTCAAGCCATTAACCAAATGTTGAGTGGCATCGGGCAGGCTCCAGTGGTCAGCCTTGATGTTGCTAACCCTGAAATTGCCCTTGCTCTTGACGTGCTGGAGGCTGTCAACCGTGAGGTTCAAGGAGAAGGCTGGCACTTCAATACCGAAGTGAACTACCCGTTTACTCCTGACGTGAATGGAGACATTGCCATTCCTCAAAACGTCCTGTCGATCTCTGACAATAAAACTTCCAACGTCCAAAAGTACCAGACCGTACTTCGGAATGGTAAGTTGTACGACAAGATTGGTCACACCTACACCTTCCCTTCTGGCAATCCGATCAAGTGTGACGTGGTATGGCTGTTTGACTTTGAGGATCTTCCCCAGGTCTTTAAGGACTACATCACGCAGCGATCTGCTAGAGTGTTTGCTGGTAGAGTTCTTGGTTCGCAGGAAATGGTCACCTTCAACGCCCAGGACGAAGCCATCCTCCGTGCCAACTGCCTGGCCTACGATACCAATACCTCTGAGGTTAACATCTTTGGATTGGAAACGGGTCAGAACTTCTATGTGTCTTATACCCCGTTCCGTACCATTGCTCGCTGATGGCTGCTATTTCTCAAAAGCTTCCCAACCTTATTGGTGGGGTGTCGCAGCAACCAGATGCCTTTAAGGCTCCAAACCAGCTGCGAGAATGTACTAACTATTATCCTGATCCAACCTTTGGTCTTGCTAAAAGGCCAGGCCTGCGTGGCATCCGAAAGCTTGACAATGCTGCGTCTGATGGAACATGGTTTCCAATCTTTCGAGATGAAGAAGAGAAATATCTAGTTCAGTTCACCAAACAAGGTGTTCTGAGAATTTGGGATGCCAACAGCGGTATCCAGCAGACCGTCAATGCTCCGGCAGCATCAGCAACCACATACGCCACTCACATTGATTCAGCCGACCTGGCCGTTCTTCAAATCAACGACTACACCTTTGTGCTGAATCGCACGGTTACGGTCACGGAAAATGCTGGAGATGTGAGCCCATCCATCACTCCGTATGGCTTTGTTGCCCTCAACAGTGTGGCCTATGACACCACCTATGAGGTCAAGATTGCTGGCACGTCGTTTACCTACAACTCTCCTACAACCTCTGGATCGTCCCTAAACGCCAACACCATCATCAATGCGTTAGTGTCTTCCATCAATGGAAACCCTGCCTTTGTAGCAACTGGTGTTGGTAATACAATTCATGTGCGTAGGGCCAACAATGCAGACTTCTCTCTTGAAGCCAAAGGGGGAACAGCAGGCAACGCAATCCAAGCCTACAAGGGTACCGTTAGTACGGTTAGTGAGCTTCCTCGTCAATTCCTCAATGGACTTGTCATTAAGGTATTGTCATCTGAAGACTCTCGTGGAGATGATTATTATGTGAAGTTTGTTACCAGCGATGGTGGTGCTTCTGGTACTGGTGTATGGGAAGAGACGATTGGTCCTGGAGTCGTTGAGACCCTTAACGAATCTACCATGCCTCACGTTATTATTCGTGAAGCCAATGGTACCTTCACCTTCCGTAAGCTGGATGAAGCATCAGCGATTGCTACGCCTTCCACTGCCACAGTGACTGGTGTCCCCTCGGCTGTGAGCATTCTCACCTCTGGTAGTGGCCGCTATGCTGTTGGTCAAAGCTTTCCAGTCTATGGTGGTACTGGTCTGAACCTGCGCCTCAAGGTGACTGCCACACGGACCGACACGGTCAATACTGACTATACTTGGTCAGTCAGCAGCACCAACTATGTGGAGCGAATCGTCTATACAAGCGGCTCTCAAGAGGTTAAGTGGTATCTCAATGGCAGCGTGTTCCGAGTCACGAGCACGGACGACAGCTTTACCATTGGTAACATCACCTACTCAAAGCTTGGCAGTTACACCAATGTGACTCCTTCTGGTCCTACTGTTGCTCTTCAGCAGCAGGCTGGATTGCGGGCCACAACCGTTACGACTGGAGTTATTGATGCGGTAACCATTAGCCGAGCAGGACGTGCCTACACCGCTTTGGATGTAGTCAGTAATGCTGATGGTGATACCTTCCGGGTTGACACGGTGGCTTCCGTTACTCAATCCGTTGATGGAGTTGCTAAGCTGTTTTGGAAGCCCAGAGTTGTTGGTGACAATGAAACCAACCTGATGCCAACATTTGTTGGTACCAAGATTCATGGTATTTCATTCTTCAAGAATCGATTGATCTTGATGTCCAATGAAAATGTCATCTGCTCACAGGCTGGGGACTACTTCAACTTCTTTGCCAGCACGGTCATTACCATCGTCGATAGTGATCCGATTGATCTAAGCTGTGGTTCTCTAAAACCAATTGAGCTGCGTCATGCTGTTCAGATTCCTCGTGGATTGGCTTTGTTTGCGGACAACGCTCAATACATCCTGGAAACTACTACCGACGCCTTCTCTGCGTCTACTGCTGAAATTAACCTTCTGAGCAGCTTTAGCCAGTCGCCTCGTATCTCTCCAGTTGACACCGGCTCTAGTATCGTTTTTATTGAACAAAGCGATACAGCAACTGGTGTGTTTGAAATGACCATCGGAGGGTCTGGAGAAAAGCCTACCGTTGTTGAACTGACGCGGGGTATTCCCTCGTACATTCCCTCTGACATCAAAGATCTCAAGGCAACCAGTTCTGCTTCCAATTTCTCACTGTTCAGCAGCAGAGAACCAAAGAACTTGTACTTCTTCCGTTTCTTTGAGGATGGTACAAAACGGCTGATGTTCTCCTGGTTCAAGTGGGAACTTCCTGGTAATGTTGTAATGACGGAGTTTGACCACGACACCCTCTATCTGGTCACCAAGCATAACAGCAGCCATGTCCTAAGCAAGGTGAATCTTCTGACCGATACCCCTGGTGGTGCGGTGTTTTTTGAAGATAAGTACATTGATCTTCGTTTGGACTTGTTTGATTACAATCCTACAAAGGTCTACTTTGCTGGAACGGATGAAACTCATGTCTGCTTTAAGGATGGATTTGAGGACACTACCCTTCAACCGGTGTTAGTGTCGTTGGATCCGCTGGAGCCTGGCGTGGTTCAAGAGCTGACTCTTCAAACCGATCTAGCTCAGCCCGTTGGTCAGCGTTACTTTGTATCCATTGATGGAAATCAAACCACCAAAAAGTTTGCCCTTGGATACAAGTACGAAGCATCTGCTATCCTTCCCGCATTCTATTACATCATCTCGGAAGGACGCAAGGATACCTTGAACATTCCAATGGTCAATCGTATGTCCATTGACAGCTACAACTCTGGCCCCTATGTGGTTAACATTCGGGCAAGTGGTAGGAATGAGTATTCAATGGTGCTTCCTCAGATTGTCGGCAACCTCTATCCTCCTAACACCATTCCCGTCCTGCGTAACGCTAGGAACACCGTTCCAGTGCTTGCCAAGGGCGATCAGGTTGAGATAGAATTGATTGCGGATAGCCCCTTCCCGACCGCCCTCACCTCCATTACTTGGGAGGGTACTTTCAATAACAAAGGAATTGCCATTAAGTGATGGGCGTTTGCACCAAACTCATTGACATTGCTCGGCCGCTTGACGTTGATTGGGTGGCCGACAATTTACAACCAGAAGACAAACAAGAGCTTGAAGGCCTTGGGCTCACTGATATGCGCCTGGGCCTTCGACTTTCTGTTGCCAATTCTGATAATCCTATCTGCTTTTGGAATCCAGATGGGATGATCTGCGGGGTAGCTGGGGTATCCAGAACAGATGCCCAAAGCGGAGCCATCTGGATGTTAACAACACCGTATGTCCGCCAGTACCCAAAACTCTTTTTTAAGGAGGCCAAAAAATGGGTCGATCAACAAACCTCCTACCTTCTGCTTCACAACATAGCTGATCCAAGAAACGTGATGCACATGAAGCTGCTTCACCTGCTTGGGTTTAAGCGGTTGTCGTATGTTAGCGTTGGTCCAACTCGTTTAACCTATGTCGAATTTGCTAAGTTAATGCCATGTGTATAGGTCCCGCAACACTAGCAATTGTATCTGCGATTGGCTCTTTTGCTACTGGAGCTATCGGCTCGATCGCATCATATCAACAGCAGCAACAGCAGGCTCAATATCAAAATGCCGTTGCTCAACAACAATACCAAACGCAGCTGACTGCTTACAAACAATCAGAGCGTGCGTATGCTGAACAGATTCGTCTCAATAGTGAGGCTGCCAATCGGGGTTACATTTCCGAACAGCGTAAGCTTCAAGGCGAATACGCTAAGGCTGCTCAGGCAGCACAAGAACGGACCATTCAGAGCCTTCAACAGCAGGGGCTTGTGATGGCAAGTGGTAGGTCTGGTCAATCGATTGGACTGCTGCTGGCAGATGCAGAGCGTACAGCCGACAGAGACATGGCTTATCTGGGTCAGAACCTGGCCTATGCTAACCAAGACTACTGGGTTGGAGCAGAAAGCATCTTTAATCAGCAAGAGTCTGCCAACAACGTTGCCGCCTCTCAACGTACATTAGAACCGTCTGCACCTATTCCTACTCCAGGTCCAAGTGGCATTGGATTGGTTGCTGGACTTGGTTCGGCGGCAGTCAGTGGAGTCAGTACTTGGAATCAACTTAAACCTCCAGGATAAATAAATTATGGCTAGAATTTATGAATCGACTCCTGGTCAAATTAGACTGACTGGGCCGCAACAAGGAGCAGGGTTTAATCCTGTTCAAGCCTTTGATCCAAGCGCTGAATTTACCAGAGAAGCAGACCGCCGTATTTCTCAGGCAAATGCTGTAGCTGAAACAGTCCTTACCAACAATAAGGTGGATCTGGAAAGCCTGGTTGGGTTTTCCGAAACCCTCAATAAATTTATGATTGAGGAGACCAAGGGCCGCATTGAAAAGGATATTAAACTCGGGATTGCGCGTGTCCTTAATGGTGATGTTGCAGTTAAACCCGACATCGTTGAAAAGTACAAGACAGAAAAGAAACAGTTCGAAACCGCAGCACAGCAAGAAATTCAAACTGCTGACCAATTGACTGCTGTTAATCCTGGACTTGGGGAAACCTATCGCCAGGAAAACCTTACACTGAATGCGTATCAGCGTTATGGTGAGGCGATCGGCATTGCTCAAATGGCTGCCTCTCAAGCAGAATCGGTTTTTACCACTTTTGTGCGTGATCGAGATACCCAAATTCCTCTGACCCAGCCTGATGGTTCGGTACGGATAATTACTCCTGCTACTGCTCAAACACAGCCTGAGTTGATGGCAGTATGGCAGGTGGGGCTTCAACGTTTTATGGAGACCGCTGGTCTTCGTAATATAAATCCTATCATCATTGCTGAGCATCTTACTCCTACCATGCTGCGTGTTCGCGGTAAGGTTCTGGGGGAACGGATGCAAGAGATTGTCCAAAACCGCAAAGGACTTGATCAGGAACGTTTTATTGCTAATGTTGGTTCTAAGGTTTCCGGATTTGCAGATCCGGCTCTCTCACAGAACCTGACAGCTACCACCTACAAGGATGCGTACAACCTGACTGGTAACTGGCAGACTGCCAATAAGCTGGCCAATGAAACCATTCTTGCACAGATCCAACGTCTGGGCTCTACCAACCCAGAGGAAGCAAAGACTGCTCTTGACAACTACGAGGCATCTCTGATCAATCCAGACGATCCTAGCCTGCGAACGGTTGGAGAACGGTTTGGTCTTGAGATTGCTGAGGTCAGGGCTAAGCTGGATGGTACGATTGAGGCACAGGCTAAGGAAACCAAGGAGTCGGCCAAAGAAGAAATTGATTCGATGATCAATCAGTTTCAAGCTGCTCCATCTCCATCGCTTTATTCTGCCACAGAAAAGAAGCTGGAAGAGATGCAAACGCTGTATCCAGAAGCCACTGAGGCCCTGGTCAAGCTTCGCACCTTCGGCAAGAACTACAATCCAAAGAACGATCAGAACGTCATTGATGCTGTCGGTAAAGGCGTCATCAAGAGTGTCTCTGATCTTCGACTCCTTGAAGCAACCGGACACATCAGCTCCGATGCCGCTCAAAAAGCACGGGCTCTTCTTCCCAGCGACAACAACGAAAAGACTCTTCCTGACGTATCCGTGATGAGGAGCTTTGCTAGGAATCATCTTCGTGGCCTTCTTAAGGCACAAGGTGTTTCGGACAGTCAGTTTGCTGATAGGGTAGCCTCAACTGTTTCTTCTGTTGTTGACATTGCAGCTGCTACTACGCTGCGAGAAATGCAAACAAAAGAGCTTAACAGGCTCCAGGCTCAAACCTTTATGGAACAGCAAATCATTGCTGCTCTGGGTCCTGGTGGAGACTTCTCTCCAAGGCAGGATAAGAATGGGACTTGGATTCTTCCTACTCCTGGTAGCCTGCGCGGAATGCCTCCTGTGGTTCGTAGGGTCAGTGGTCCATCTGGACTGGACCTTGCCAATCAGGTTGCTGCCCGCCTCCCTCGCGTTGTCTCCGGACGCAATAGCATTCTCTTCCCAAGGGAACGCATTGAGTTGAACCTTGATGTTCTTAATAATGGAGGCAAACCGTCTGCTGATATAGAAGTCATGGCCAAGGCCAGCAACCTATCGGTTAATGAACTTCTTAAACAACAGGCGGCATTGCAAGGGATTCCGTTCAACGTAACCCCTCAAAATGTTTCTGCTAAACGCTACTCAGACAACTATAGCTACGATCCTGCCGCTGCTGCTGCTTTGGCCAACCCAAGAATCACGGGTCGTGCCAGAGAACGCTATCGACTTCGACTACAACGAGCCAAGGCCGGTGAAACTTTCCAAAGTCAACTCCAAGGTGGTGCTGGTAAAGCCCTCACTTCCCTTAGAACCGCTTTAGGTGACCTGGAAGGTGGTCCTGGTGATGAAGGGTACGGTGGTTATAACAATGGTGTTGCTGGGAATCTTCGTGACCCACAGCTACCAAAGATGACCATCGCTCAAGTCAAACAGCGTGGATACCTTCACAACGGTAAATACCAGTTCAAACTGAAGACTCTTGAGGCTGCTCAAAAGCTGGCTGGGATTCCAGACACGGCTAAGTTTGATAAGGCCACCCAAGATCAACTGTTTGATGCGGTGATCACCGAAGGGTTCCCGTGGAGGAAGCGGCTGAATGCGTACCTTAGGGGTCAGAGTAATGACCTCCGTGGGGCCGTTGAGGATCTCAACATGGAGTGGGAAGCCAGTCGTAAGATTGACGCCCCACGCTACCTCAGAAGCCTCAGGCAGGAGATGTCTGGTGGAAATTTTAGCGGAGCCGGGCTCCAATCGTTTCGACAACAGGTGAGTTCCGTTACGTTCGAACGGCCTGATGGTCAACCCGGCATTGATGTGTTCTTTGAAAACAAGCAGTTCCCAGCAGTTCTTCCAGGCAGGGTCAAGGATATTAACTTTGAACCTGGCTATGGAAACTACGTTGTTGTGGAATCTATTGATCCAGAAACTCGTCAACCCGTTGATGTACTTTATGCTCACCTCGCTTCCCGCCCAGGTCTAAGGGTTGGAGCACGGGTGGCTCCTGGTCAAATCATTGGCCGTCAAGGCGGTACTGGAAATGTTCGATCTGCGGATGGAACCATTGCCAGCATCGACTTCTTTGCTCCAGCTCCGGCTGGCAGCACCAGCATGACTCCGTATCGCAATTATGATCGACTGCGGAGAAGGATTGCTGCTCAACTCGGGAAATAAGGTCCTATCCTTGCGGGGAATAGGGCCTCCCGCCTTTTATATTCCTTTGCCCTTGTGGGGGCCATCTTTCCAATACTCAAATGGCTGAATACAATCTCGAAGGCGTCCCGGCGATCAATATGGTCGAACGGGCTAAACAAACTCGCGCACAGGCTGAGGCCAAAAAGAAACAAGAAGAAGAGAAGAGAAAGCGGCAAGCTGCCGAACAGCAGAAGAAAGCCGCTGCCGATAAGGTTGCTAAAGAAAAGAAGCTTGAGGAGTCCTACGTTAACCCCCTTCAGTTTCTTCAGAAGCCCCTCGGTCAATTCATCAATGACCCCGGTGAAGTTGTTACCGGTGCTGTTGATACTCTTTTTGGAACTGAGACACAGAAAACCTATCAAGAAGGCAAGAAGACTCTGATTCCTGAGCCTGTCAGGCGTGCTACCCGTGAGGTGGGTGGTGTTGTTGGTCAGGCCGCTGCGGACCTCGTTGAGGGGCCTGTGGATGTTCTTGCTCAGACTGCGCTTGATCTTACCGTTAACCTTGGCAAGAAGCCTACCGAGGACGGCTACAAGCGGGCACTTTCTGACATTGGCATTGAAGGTCCAGAGACGGGCGTTGGTAAGGCGGCTTCCAAAATCCTTAGCATGATTGTTGCTGTTAGGGCTGGCCGTAAGCTTCCCGGTGGTAAACTTGGAACCAAACCGATTGATCCAAAGCTCACTGGCGTCAGCAAGCGAGCAGCTCAAGCCAAGAAGCTGGCAACCGAAGATCTAATTCCAGGCGCTGTTGCCGACTTCTTCCTCACCAATGCCAAGGATGGTAACCTCAGTGAAACCATTCAAAGCATGGTTCCGGAGGATTGGAGAGACAGCTGGGCCTTTGGTCTGGCTACTGATAAATACGGCAGCCCTATGCTGAATAGGGTCAAGTCCCTGTTCGAAGGCGCACCTCTCAACTATGTTGGCAATGGTGTTGCTGCTCTTGTTGCCGGTAGGTTTGCTGCTCAGGCAGCCAAGAAGGCCGGTAAATCAGATGATGAAGCCATTGCCGAGGGTGTTGAAGCCGCTGCTAAGAAGTCGGATGAGCTTGAGGCAGAGTCCACAAAGGCTCAGAATCAGGAATCTAATGCCTGGAATGATGTTCGTGAGGAGGAGCTGAATAAGGCTCTTGAGGACGAGCGCATCATTCGTGAAAAGATCGAGGCAACTGATCCTGAAGATACAGACATTCTTGAAGGCCTGAATAAGGAGCTTGAGCAGGTACTTGATAAACAGAAGGATCTGGATAACACCATCCTTGAATCAGCCGACCCCAATGCTAAGTACGATTACTGGGAAACCCAGGGCACTGTAAAGACAGACAACATCAATAAGGTTGCTGCTGATCAGGTTCAGCTTGAGGATGGATTCCCTCAGGTTGGTAAGATTGGTATCCATGGCGCATCTGGTAAAACCCTTACCGATTCGGCAGTTCGCAGCATTGGCATCAAAGATACAGGTGCTGAGGACATCCTTCGCAAGTATGAAAAGGACGTTGATGTCCAACAGATTGCCCGTGATTCCGGCAAGACTGTTGATCAGGTCCTAAACAACGCAGCCCGCATCTATCGTGACTTCATGGATTCTCTGAGTCCATACGATGATCTGATTGCTCAGGAAGGCGATGGTGCTCTTGTGCGGCGTCTGTTCTCCGAAAAAGGTGAGATTCTAGTTTCCAGCACCACCGGCAAGGCCACTCCTTCAAGTGAAACCTTGATTGCCATGAAGGCTGTGGTTGCTGATTTGTCCAATCAAATCTACGACCTGGCTAAGGTTGCTGAGGACTATGATGCCTCACAGGTTTATGGGTTCAATACCTTTGACCGTGCGGTTGATCGTCTTGTTGGCGTTCTGGAGTTCTACAAGGAAGGCACCCAGTTCTTCGGTGGATCACTCAATTCCCTCAAGCAAAGCATCACCAAGAACGTTGAAGCAGGGGAAGCCGCTATGGCTGCTCGTGACTTCGAAATGGATGATGTTGTCACCCCTCGTAGGTTGAAGAAGTGGGCACAAGAGGTTAAGGATGCCTACCGCAAAGGCGATGCTGAAGCGGTTGATAAGATGCGTGCCCTGGTGCGTGCCATGGTTCTTGCTGGAGGAGATCCTAGCAAAACCGTGTCCTTTTCAAAGACGGCGATGCAGATGTTTGGTAGGAGCCAAATGTCCATCTTCTACAACAGCATCCTGTCTGGTGTCAAGACCCTATTCAGGAACTTCTCTGGTATCTATCGCCTGGTAGAGGCTCCAACAAGCATGGCAATTGCTGGCGCTTGGAAGGGTGATAAGGCAACCATCAACGCTGCTTTGGCTGGCTTCCATGCCATCACCACGAGCACAAACGAAGCCCTTAGGGTAGCTGCTACCACCTTTAAGACTGGTATTCCAGCATCCTCCACAACCTATCGTGTTGTTCAAGACGCCGAATCTCTGGCAATGCTTGAAGCAATGGACAAGGTTGCTAAAACCGATGCTGAAAAAACAACAGTGAGTATGCTGAAAGCTCACTATCGTTTTGCGGAAATTCTTGATTTTCCCAGCAAGCTGTTGGTCAGCATGGACGATGCGTTTAAGACTATCCTTGCTCGTCAGCGGATTGCCGAAATGGCAGCTTATAAGGCTTCTAAAGAAGGACCTCTGGATGTTGCCAAACGTACCAAAGCGTATATTGATGAATACGCTCAATACATCGATCCTAACACTGGTCAAATCAAAGACAAGGGCCTTCAAAAGTATGCCGAAATTGGCACCTTCCAAAACGATCCTGGTGCTGGCTTGAACCACCTTTCTGCTGCTCTGGACAATCTGCCGTACATCGGTCCTGCTGGTCGTCTGGCGGTTCCCTTTATTCGAACTCCTGCCAACATTTTCTCCTATCAATTGGAGCACCTTCCCTTTACTGCTAGGTTCTCTAAGCAGTATCAGGACGCGATGGCTTCTGGTGATCCACTGCTGATTGCCGAATACGAAGGCCGTCAAGCTGTTGGAGCCATGGTTGCTGCTGCTATTGTTCCATTTGCGTGGAACGATATGGTCACTGGCAATATTCCAATCGACCCCAAAGAGCGGCAAAGATGGAAAAATTTGGGAATTCAACATAGATCGTTTAAGGTTGCTGGAAAGTACATTTCGTATAATGCTTTAGAACCTCTTTCCAACATCATTGCTGCTGTTGCTGACATTGTGGCAGTTAGTAAAGTTGGAGGTGCAGATCTTGGTGAACGGTTGATGGGGCAACTCATTCTTGCCTTTGCTGCTAGTTTTACCGAAAAAGCATACTTCTCCGGTTTGACTGCGTTTGGTGAGGTGTTAAATCCAGAAAACTGGACCTCTGATATGGTTATGAGGGGCGTCCTTAGTACCGCTAACAACCAAATTGTTCTTGCTGGATTAAGGAGGGCAATGGCAAACAGCATGGATCCTTACATGAGAGAGTATAGTAACGAGTTTGAACGTCAACTTCTTACAGCTCTTCCTGGATACAGCTTAACTCGTCCTGAAGTTCCCAGTGTTCTTACCGGCAAACCGCTGCTAAAACCGACTGGAGGTTTGTGGAATGCTAATCTTCCATTTGAAATTAGCCCTGAAAACAAAGATCCGGTTGCTCGGTTCCTTATGGATGTGGAGTTTAGCTGGAAGGATAGTCTGGAAACAGCTCCTAACGGCCGCCCACTGACAGCCGAGGAAAAGCAGTTCATCCGCAAAGAAATGTACCGCAACGGTCTTCGCAGAGAACTGGATAATCTACGCAAACTTGATTGGGTTAAGACGGACCTTAAGAACTGGAAGGAACGCAAATCAGGTGCCATGAGTGAGTTTGTGAAGGATGCCCCACGGGTCTACGACGATGTTAGTCGCATCTGGCAGGATTCCCGTAAGCGTGCCTTTGAAAAGCTTGAACTTGAGAACACCGTTGTTGCTGATCAGAACCGCAAAATCAGAGCTGCTCAGTATCAAGCCGAGCAGGGCAATTACAACCTTGACCAACCAAAAGACTTCAGCAATGCTGATGTTGAAGGCATGAACAAGGTTTACCAAGACATTATGAACTTTAAGTAAGCCATGGCTGTCGTTCAAAACACTTATACAGGGAATGGGTCAACGGTACTCTATTCCCTGTCTTTTCCTTATCTGGATCAAACGGATGTCAAGGTTTCTGTTAATGGAACTATTGTCACCAACTACATCTTTGCCACTGCCTCTTCCATTCAGTTTCTGACGGCCCCAGCCAACGGAGCTGCAATTATCATCTATCGGGAAACCGACATTGATGAGGCATCCAACACGATCTTTGCTGGATCGGCCATCAAGGCAAGCGATCTCAACGAAAACTTTACCCAAACCCTTTATGCGGTCCAGGAAAGTAACTTTGAGGCTGACTCTGCTACAAGCACCGCCAACACGGCACTGACCACGGCCAACACGGCCATCGGTACCGCCAACACCGCGCTCAGCAACTCTTCTACTGCTGTTAGCACGGCCAACTCTGCTGTGTCAACGGCTAATGCTGCGTCTTCGGCGGCTGCGTCTGCTGTTTCAACGGCCAACACTGCCAGCACAAACGCCAGCAATGCGGTAACCACGGCAAATGCTGCCAGCTCTGCTGCTAGTACGGCTGTATCAACGGCCAATGCTGCCACCAGCACAGCCAATACGGCTCTCAGCAACTCTACCACAGCAATCAGTACGGCCAACACGGCATCCACGAATGCCAGCAACGCCGTTACCACTGCCAACACAGCGTCCTCCAATGCTACCACAGCTGTTGCTACGGCCAACGCAGCCACGACAACGGCAAACACGGCCCTTAGCACTGCCAACACTGCTCTGAGCAACTCCAATACTGCTATTAGTACTGCTAATAGTGCGATTGCGGCTGTGGCCAGTGCTGTGATCTACACTCCGGTCGCTAACCTGACTGCTCTGGCAGCTCTCACCCCGACAAACGGTGACTACTTTGAGCTGACCGATTCTACCGGTGCGGAGTCCTCGGCTCTGATCACTGGTGTAACCGTTGGTCTGGTTGGTGCCCCTGGTCTGACCTTCCGTCTGCGGTATGATGCCCCTCCTGGCATCTTTACCTTCCTTGGCTACTTTGCCAACGACTCGGAGACGCGGTATCTGAAGCTTCAGGGGGGTACTCTTACTGGTCAGCTGCTTGGAGATGATAGCACGTCTGCTTCCACTCCTGGCTTTGCCTTTGATGGTGATCCGAATACCGGTGTTGGTCGTCCTGGTGCTGATGAGCTTGCCCTGATTACCGGTGGTACTGCTCGGGTTACGATTGATTCTGCTGGTGCCGTTGCTGTTCCCGGATCTTTGAGCCAAGGCGGCAACGCTGTTGTAGTCACGACTGATTCTCGTTTGAGCGATCAACGTGTTCCTACCGATGGATCGGTTACCAATACAAAGGTTGCTGCGGCAGCGGCCATTGATGGTACCAAGATCAGCCCCAACTTCGGCAGTCAGAATGTCGTTACCACTGGAACCTCCAGTGCTGCTGCTCTGATTCCTACCGGAAGTTCGGTGCCCACAAACGGTACTTATCTGCCTGCTGCAAACGCTGTTGCTATCGCCACCAACAGTACTGAGCGACTTCGTATTGACAGCTCGGGACGCTTAGGTCTGGGGACTAG